GGTAGCCTCTAGGTCAGTCCTTTTGCAAGTAAGAGGGTCGGCTGGTATGGAACGTCTTGCAAAAGGGGAACCTTAGAGGTACATTCGACACGAAATAATATTTTAAGGCAAGAGACAGCAAATCAAGATGACAGAAAATACAGTAAATATTACGCAGAACTTTACAAATATCCTCGCGTAGCATATAACTTCAGTATGAATAAGAAGATAGCCTCAGCAGCAGATATACACCCTAAAGCAAAGATATTAGTAGATACACTAGTATCAACAGGATGTACTATAAAGGAAGCATCATTAATAGCAGGTTATAAGGGAAACTCTGCTAGGGTAAATGGGTCCAAGATGCTACATAAACCAGAGGTACAGAAGTACATGATGCAAGTAATCAATCAAACACTAGGTATATCTTCTGCTAAGGCTGTTAATAAGTTAATGTCCCTGTCTGCAGGGGCTAAGTCAGAGTATGTACAGCTTGAAGCTAGTAAAGACATACTAGATAGGGCAGGATTCAAAGCTCCAGACAAACACCAACACCTAGTAGCAGGGGACTTTAAGGTTACAATAGACTTGGGGTAGGAATATTACAGGGACATTATCCATAGACATGGGGGTTAGAAAACTAGGCAGTCACCATATGTATAGGGGTTCCCCTCGCATTATTTTCCCTCAAAGTATTTTCATTCCCCAATAAGGTATGGTATAAAAAGACATGGAAAGTTTACTTAAAAGAGGTAAAAAGTTTTATAAAGACAACAAGCAAACCATAGACACGTTTGGTGAGGTTGCAAGTTTTGTGATACCGGGTGGTTTATTAGCACAAGGTGTAAAAGCTGGTATCAAGTATTCATTGGCGGCGAATAGAGCAACCAATACATTTAAGGCAACTAACAAGATGCCAAAATTTAATCCACCAAAAGCTCCTAAAGGAACATCAGGCAATTGGTTTTCACAAAATAGATTCAAAGAAGAACTAAATTTTATGAAAGATAGGGCTAGATACAAAGGCAACTATGAAAGATATAAGATGGAACAGAGCAACATGGCTAATAAATTTTTAAAAGATCAACTTAAAACTACTGTACCCGGCACCTTATTGGCTATTGGAAACTTCAAACGTGTGACCGATAGAGATAAGAAAAACAACCCAGATAAATATAGGACAAGATAATGGCATTTCCAGCACTAATACCACTAGTAACAGGAGGACTATCACTTATAAGCAGAAAGTATGCTGTAAAGATAGCTAAAGATAAAATAAGAAAGTCTACTAAGACTGGAATAGAAAAAGCTAGAGAATATGGCAAGATGAGTGGTCAACAATTTAAAAGATTTGATATTGATCCAGTTACAGGAAATGCTGTAGCTAAATTTCATAAGCCATTAATAACTGGTTTTGATAAAGGATTTTTAACAGGGACTGGACTTACAGCTGTAACACTGTCTGGTAACAAATCAACAACTCAAAAACCAATGTCTAAAAAAGATAAAGCAATATTGAAATACAATAAAAAAATGCAGGAAACTCATAATAAATATGGAATCAAGTAATGGCTAGCAAACTCACCAAGATGGAAAAAAGAGCCAAGCAAATGATTGCTAATGAGGAAAAAGAGAAACGAGCTTACAGAAACAAACGAATCAAAGAAGTTATAGAGATTAAGATGTCCAGAGGACATTCACTAGAACTAGCCAGTAAGATGGCAAGAGAACTGGTAGATACTTAAATCGACCTTAAATAGCCCAAAATGGATTGAAAATATTTTTTAGATACCAATGGCACATTCAATAGAAACCCTAAGAAAATACAACGCACCAGCTATGAAAAAGCTTATCATTGCTGTTAAGATGAGCCATATGAAAGGATTGCCAAAAGAAGCAATAACCGATAGAGAAGCAGAAAGAGTGCTTGAATCTTTATCAGCAGTAACATTAGAGAAGTTATATAAGCTGGCAGTAGAGCATGACCTCGTTAACCTATAAGCCTGACGGCGAAATACTTAAACAATTTATGAAAGACAATTCGTTCTTTCGTGGTCTGCGTGGTCCAGTAGGTAGTGGCAAATCAGTATCTTGCTGTATTGAAATCATGCGCAGAGCATTGATGCAAGAACCAGCACAAGATGGTATAAGATATTCCAGATGGGCTGTAATAAGAAATACCAACCCACAATTGAAAACAACCACAATAAAAACTTGGATCGACTGGTTTCCAGAAGATGAATGGGGTAAGTTCAATTACAGCGTTCCCTATACACATAGGATAAAAAAAGGTGATTTAGACCTAGAAGTTATATTTTTAGCCCTAGATAGACCAGATGATGTTAAGAAACTACTATCATTGGAGCTAACAGGAGTATGGATTAATGAAGCAAGAGAGATACCTAAGTCAATTGTTGATGCATGTACTATGCGTGTTGGACGTTTTCCTAGTATGCGTGATGGTGGTCCTAGTTGGTATGGTGTGATATGTGATACTAACCCACCTGATACTGACCATTGGTGGTCAATCCTATCAGGTGAAGCAATGCTTCCTGATTATATAACCAAACAAGAAGCTAAGATGTTAGTCAAACCTGATAACTGGATATTTTATAATCAACCACCAGCAATGCTAGAAGATAGAAATAAAGAAAAAGAATTAGAGGGTTACACAGATAACCCAGATAAAGAAAATGGCAAGAACCTTACTAAGAACTACTATGACAGTATTGTACGTGGTAAGTCTAAATCATGGATTGATGTCTATGTCCTTAACAAACTAGGACAAATAGAAGATGGTAAGCCTGTATATGAGATGTTTAGGAAAGATGTACACGTTGCTAAAGGCGATATAGCTATACTTCCTGATGCACCAATTTATGTAGGAATTGACTTTGGATTAACACCTGCGTGTGTATTTGGTATGAAAATACGTAGCAGATGGGTAATCTTAGATGAATTAGTAGCAGAGGATATGGGTATTGTTAGGTTCTCTGACATCATGAAACAGAAAATGGCAGAGTATTTACCTAGACAATTCATTGTATTTGGCGATCCAGCTGGTGACCATAGGGTACAAACTGATGAATCTACTCCATTTCAGATACTTAGAGGACGTGGAATCAATGCAAGACCAGCTCCAAGTAACGATGTAGCCCTAAGATTAGAGAGTGTTAATGCTACTTTATCAAGAATGGTAGATGGAGAATCAGGAATATTACTAGATCCAAAGTGTATTAACTTGATTAAAGGCTTCGATGGGGGGTATCATTACAGGAGAATGCAAGTATCTGGAGAAAGGTATGATGAGAAGCCAAATAAAAATAGGTTTTCTCATATACACGATGCATTACAATATATGCTTTTAGGAGCAGGTGAGGGTAGAAACTTAACTATAGGCAACAAGGTTAATAAACCAGTAGTTGCTAGAAAGAATTTTAATGTATTCGAGTTAAAGCCCAAATCAATTTACGACAGGAGAAGATGATATGTGTGGTTCAGGAGGAGGCGGAGGAACACCGCCACCAGATCCCGGCGCAGAAGCTAGGAAAAAACAAGCGTTAGAAAGAGAGCAAGCAGAAGCAACTGAGCTTAAAGAAAAGCAATACGAAGAAAGAGTAGCTTCAGTTTATGGTAGACGAGGCAGACGTTCATTACTATCAGGTAGTAAAGGTGGTAGTGGCTTTGAACTTGACAGAGGATTGATGAGTAAAAACACACTCGGAGCATAATGGTTATAGAAGCAAAGATTGAACCACAGGTTAATCTAAATGATTCGCCTACTAAACAGCTTTTGAAAAGGTATGAACATGCATTGCAAGTTAAAGACCAATGGAAAAGCATATTTGAAGAATGTTATGAATATGCTCTACCACAAAACGAAAGCTTTTATACAGAACAACCCGGCAGACGAAGGACTGAAAAGATATTTGATGAGACTGCTGTAGTAGGCGTTCAAGAGTTTGCATCACGTTTACAGTCAGGAATCGTCCCTAACTATGCAAGATGGGCTGATTTTGTAGCTGGTAGCGAAGTACCTAAAGAAGACCAAAAAGAGGTAAATCTCGTACTTGACGAGGTTACAGAGTATGTATTTGAAATATTACAGAACTCAAACTTTGCCCAAGAGGTACATGAATCCTTTTTAGATATAGCATTAGGTACAGGAGTACTGCTAGTAGAGGAGGGAGATGCTGTAAATCCTATAAGATTTAAAGCAATACCACTACCACATGTATGTATGACATCAGGATATGACGATAAAGTCGATCATGTCTTTAGAAAACGTATGATTCGTATGAAAGAATTACCTGTTGCTTATCCAAATTCAGAGTACTCAGAGAAAATGATGATGGATATGCAGAAAAATCCAGACAAAGAATGTGAAGTAATAGAGATTGTATATAGAAATTACTACAACATGAAAGAAGAAGAATACAAATTCTGTGCTATTGCTAAAGAACATGAGCATAAATTACATGAAGAAACGTTCAAAGGACTAGGTTCTAATCCATTTATTGTATATAGATGGTCTAAATGTGCTGGTGAAGTATATGGTCGTGGACCATTAATGTTAGCCCTACCAGCAATTAAAACAGCTAACTTAACAGTAGAATTAATACTAGAAAACGCACAAATGTCTATATCTGGCATGTATCAGGTAGAAGATGATGGCGTTATTAATGTTGACAATATTGCATTGATTCCGGGAACTATCATACCTAAAGCTCCGGGTTCTGCTGGATTACAACCAGTTGGACCAGCAGGAAACTTTAATGTGTCTGATTTGGTACTACGTGATATGCGTACTAATATTAAAAAAGCTTTATACAATGATATGCTAGGCAACCCAAATGAGAAAACACCTATGTCTGCAACAGAAGTAGCAGAGAGACAAGCTGATTTATCACGTCAAATTGGTGCAGCATTTGGTAGATTGCAATCAGAAATGGTAGCACCAGTACTACAAAGAGTAGTTTACATCCTTAAAAAGCAAGGAAGAATTAAAATACCTAAAGTGAATGGCAGAGAAGTTAAGATTCAATCATCAAGTCCATTAGCACAAGCTCAACATCAACAAGATGTAGCAACAGTAGACAGATTTTTAGCAATGATACAAGGCAGAGTTGGTCCAGAGTTAGCCAATATACTGGTTAAACAGGACGAAGTCGCTAAGTTTGTAGCTAAAAAACTAGGAATTCCTGAAACTTTAATTAGATCGCAGGAAGAAATGCAACAATTTGCACAACAAATGCAACAAATGATGCAACAACAACAAGGTCAGGAGCCACAAACTCCTGAAGAATAGGAGGTAACTATGCCATACGGTACAGGTACATACGGTTCAAAGGTCGGCAGACCACCAAAAAATAAAAAAAATGGTAACAAATCTGCAAAAAAACCTACGAACAATAAAAACAAAAAAGCATAAGGAGAAATAATGACAGAGAAAAAGCCCAATATTCTTATTGGTTTGGATAATATCCAAAGAAAACCGCAAGATGAGGAGAACTTAAATACTTTGTTTTACAAAATGTTCACTACAACTGGTGGATCTGAAGTATTGAAGTATCTTAAATCTTTAACTATAGACGCAGTAGCTGGTCCAGAAATATCAAATGAATCGCTACGTCATCTAGAGGGACAAAGATATCTTGTTGGTTTAATTCAACGAAGAACCAACAAAGGATTAAGTCAAACAACAATACAGGAGAAATCAAATGGCTGAAGAACAAGTAACACAAGAAGCAGTAACGCAAGAAGCTGCGCCAATGGAATCAGATGTTTCACGTGAAACAATACCTGAAAGACCTGAACATATACCAGAAAAGTTTTGGGATATAGACACAGGTGAAGTAAAACTAGACGACATGGCTAAGTCATATACTAACTTAGAAAAGTTTTCTACAGGTAAAAAAGAAGAAATGAGAGAGCAATTACTATCTGAATTGCAAACAGAAGCAACAGAGGGACTACCTGAAGATGCATCTGGCTATCAATTACCTCCACTTGTAGAGGGAATAACTGAAGAAATGGTAGAAGAAAATCCACTAACAGGATGGTGGAGAGAACATTGCCATGATTTAGGTATGCCTGAAGAAGTATTTCAAACAGGTGTTGAAAAATATGTAGACATGATGGTAGGAGGACAACCTAATTTAGAAGCTGAAGCTGAAAAACTTGGTGAAAATGCTAGAGAAAGACTAGATGCTGTAACTGCATTTGCTCAATCTACATTTCCGCCAGAAGAATTTGAAGTAATATCAGCTACATTAGGTCAGTCAGCAATAGGAGTACAAGCATTAGAAAGAATGCAAGATGCTATGAGAAGTAGTATTTCTAGGTCAGAACAAGTAGCTCAACCTGACAGAGCCTTATCTGTAGACGATGTCAAAAATATGATGAAAGATCCAAAATATTTTGACCCAAGACACAGAGATGCTAGCTTTGTTAAAAGAGTTAACGATATGTGGGCTAGATTAAGTGCAACAGGACAAATCTAATCTATATGTAGAAAAAGGCACACCTACTCATGCGTTTGAATTAGCTGAAAAACTAAGACAACAAGACATAGAGGAGTGTGCCTTAGCTGGTAATACGCCTACTCAATCTCTAATTAATCCTTTTAGATACCAAAGAGACAATGTAAATACATATACTATTCTTAAAAATGATGAAGTAGTTGCTATGTTTGGTGTAGTTTCTACAGCAAATGATTTAAAAAAAGGTACAGTTTGGTTTCTTTCATCAAATAAAATTGATGATGATTGGAAATATTTTACAAAAAGAACAAAAAAATGGGCTAATTATTTTTTATCTGACTACAAATTTGTTTATAACTTTGTACCCAAAGACAATAAAGTAACAATTAAATGGCTTAAATGGTTAGGATTTGAGTTTTCTGATAAGGAAATTGTTGTCAGAGGAGTAAAAGTATTGTATTTTTACAAGTATATACAAAAGGTATATAAGGATATACAGCCCTTATTAGACGATATCGGTCCACTTTGGATAACCGATCTAAGCTAAAAATGGACAACTGTGGTAAATAAACTAACGGAGACTTAATATGGCAACGCAAATTTCTACAGCCTTTATTAAGCAGTTTGAAGCAGAAGTCCACATGGCTTACCAAAGGATGGGTTCCAAATTGCGTAATACAGTAAGAAATACAAATAATGTCACAGGTAACCAAGCAAGATTCCAAAAAGTTGGTAAAGGTTCTGCGTCTACTAAATCTAGACATGGGCAAGTCAACACAATGGAAGTAGCACATTCAACAGTAGATGTCACATTAGCTGACTTCTATGCTGCCGACTATGTCGATAGCTTAGACGAGCTAAAAACAAACATCGACGAAAGACAAGTGCTAGCTCAATCTGCTGCGGCTGCTTTGGGACGTAAAATGGATCAATTAATTATTGATGTACTTGACGCTGGTTCTAACTCTAGCAACGTGGTTCATGGTTCAGCAGCTTTAACATTAGCTAAAGCACTAACCGTATATGAAGCATTTGGCGAAGCAGATGTACCAGATGATGGACAAAGATACTTTGTTGTATCACCTGCTGGATGGGCTGATTTATTACAAATCGACCAATTTAGTAGAGCAGAATACATTGGTGAGGGAGAATTACCATACGCTGGCGGGATGACTGCTAAACGTTGGTTAGGCTTCTTATGGTTTACTCATTCTGGGCTATCAATTTCTAGTACAACTAGGGACTGTCATGCATACCACAGCTCGTCTGTAGGTCTTGCTACTGGTTCTGATGTACGTACAGAAATGAACTATGTACCAGAAAAAGTAAGTAATTTAATAACTTCATACTTTAGTGCAGGAGCTGTCATGATTGACAACGACGGTGCTATTGAATGTCAAATAACTGAATAAGGAGGTTTATAATGGCTTTAGATGCAACAAATCTTAAAAAGATAGCTGGGGCAGGCGATCAGAATCTCTTTGTTTATAAGAGTACTGATGCAGTTAGTACTATTGCAGGTTCGGGTTATTTTAATAACTCAACCGCTGACTTAAAACAATTTGACGTAATCTTAGCTGTAGGTGCCACAGGTGGTACTGCAACTGTAGATGTGTTAATTGTGTCAAGTGCAAGTGGTGCTGCGACTGTAACAACAACAAACGGAACATAGCGTTCTAGGGGCTAGTTTCTCATTTACTAGCCCCACTTAGTTATGACAGATAGCAAATTTGATATATGTAGTAGGGCTTTAGTACTCGTTAGTGCTAACACTATTACGTCTTTCAATGACAACAACACAGAATCAAAAGTAGCAAATCAACTTTATGAATCTACATTAAAGAATTTATTGACCAGATGTAGATGGAGATTCGCTGCAAAACAACAACAACTATCAAGAGATACAGCAGAACCTACAGCAAGATATGATGCTAAATATCCATTGCCTGCTGATGCTTTGATGATTAATACAGTGACAATATCTGATAGCGTTATTACATATGACCGATATGAAAATGATGTATATTGTGACGCAACATCTACAGATGTTGTAGTGGCTGACTATACCTTTAGACCGAATGAAGCAGACTTTCCCCCATATTTTACGCAAGCTTTGATATTTGAACTAGCATCTTTATTTGCTGGAGCAATAGCAAGGAATGATAGCTTATCTCAACTTTATCAAAACAGAGCAGTGATAGCGATAGCACAAGCAAAATCGCAAGATTCACAAGCTCAAACATCACGTAAGGTTGATACAGATAGATTTAGAAATAGGAGAAATACTGGAGCAACGACAGTCAAAGCTACAGTTCAGTCATAGATGCCAATAACTAGAGTACATCAATCTAATTTTAATCGAGGTGAAGTAGATCCAAATCTTATTTCACGTAATGATTTAAAAAGTTATGGTTCATCTTTAAAAAAAGCTAGAAATGTTTTAGTTAGTAATCAAGGACACGTTGAACGTAGACCGGGAACAGTATTTAGAGCCGACTTAGGAGCTAATACAAGGCTAGAATCTTTTATATTTAGTGGTTCACAAGAGTATATATTTGCATTTCAAAACACCGCATTAAAAATTTACTCAACAAATGGGACATTATTACAAACAATAACAAGTTGCCCTTGGGCTACATCTAATTTATTTGAATTAAATTTTACACAACAGGGCGATACAATGATTATTGTACATGAAACATTTATGCCTACTTTAATAAAAAGAACAGGAGCTACATCATTTGCCAAAAGTACATTTGCATTTGATACAAGTGTAAATGGTGACAGAATATTTCAACCTTATTATAAATTTGCAGATTCTAGTGTAACTCTAGATTGTAATAGTTTTACAGCAGGTACTGGAAAAACAGTAACATCTAGTGCATCGTATTTTACATCTAGTTATGTAGGAACTACTTTAGAAATTTCAGGAACAGAAGCTACTATTACAGCTTATACAAACGCTACAACAATAACTGTAACTCTTAAAGATAATTTAGAAATAGAATTAGATGCAGATCCATTAGCAACACAACAAGGAACGAAAACGATAAAGGTTACACAAGTAGCACATGGATTAACTACAGGAGCATCTGTAACCATATCAGGTTGTGAAGATATATTTGATGTTGATGGTGCTGGTATAAGTAGTGGAAGTTTAAATGGAGCAAAAACTATAACTGTAATAGATGACGATCATTATGAATATACTGCTGGAGGCATAACAAACGCTACAGAATCTGTAGATGGTGGTGGTGCTAGAGTAGTAATACAATCACACGCTCCCACCAGAGATTGGAAAGAGCAGGTTATATCTGATGTACATGGTTTCCCAAAAGCAATAGCATTTCATGAACAAAGACTTTATTTAGCTGGGGTTACTAATTTACCTGATTTAGTAGCAGGTTCTAAAATAGGAGACTTTTTTAACTTTGATTTAGGTGAGGGTGCAGATGCAGATTCAATACAAATACAAATTGCTTCTAACGAAATTAACGAGATAAGGCATTTAATATCAGGCAAAGTACTAGAAGTATTAACTAATACAGCAGAGTTTTATTTAAAACCACCAGTAGGTAAACCAGTTACACCATCAGATATACAAATGGTAAGGCAATCTAGCTTAGGTACTCAAAGAAAAGCAGTACCCAGATTGTTTGATGGAGCTACAGTATTTGTGCAAAACAATGGAAAAACAGTAAGAGAGTATTTATTTAGCTCATCATTAGAAGAATTTTCATCTGGAGCTATTAGTATTGAAGCAGCACATCTAATTAATAGTCCAATAGATAGTGCTAAAATTACATCATTAGGTAATAAACCTGAACAATTATATTTTTTAGTCAATACAGATGGCACATTAGCTATTTATTCATCACAAAGAATACAGCAAATATTAGGATGGTTTCTCTGGGAAACTGATGGCGTTATAGAATCTATAACAACAACTACAGATTTTATTTATATAGCCGTAAAAAGAACAATAAATAGTGCCGATGTGTATTATTTAGAACAGTTTGCGACGTCTGTGTTCGATATACCTACAGACATGACAGTAACAAAAACAATATCTGGGAGTTACCAACCGCATGGTTCTCCACTAACCAATGGAACAGTTAGTAGCTCCTCAACATTTATTATTGATGGCACGACAGCAGCGCCTAATATAGGCGAAACATTTCAATTTGCAGGTACAGGCACAGTACATACAATACAAAACGTAACAGCTACAGGTAATAGCAATGAGTATGCAATAGCTATTGATTCTGCTGTATCACAATCAGATGGCGTAGCATTACAGTTTGTAACTAGCAGAACATTTACAGGATTAAATAGCACACCAGATATGCGTGGCAAGGTTGTTCATGCAACTGCGGGATCGAGTGAGGGTTCAGACGTTTACTATTATGGTAGTGCAACAGTTACATCAGGTGGCGTAGCAGTATTTGATATACCAGCATCTGCTATAGATATTGGATTATCTTCTACATTAGAAATAAAAACATTACCTGTTGAGCCACAAATAAGAACATCAGGTGGAAGTGCATCTTTAACTTCATATCCTAGAAAGATTGCTAAAGCTACAATTGAGTTAAATAATAGCTATAATGTCAAACTAAATGGTAATGATGTACTATTAAACAATACAGCAAACATTAACAATTTAGGTGTTGTAGATAGTTATACAGGTAAAAAAGACGTGCATTTTTTAGGATATGATAATGAACCAGATATTGAGATAACTCAATCTGTACCATTGCCACTTAGAATATTAGGCATTACATCGGAGGTATATTATTAATGTGTGATCCAGTAACGATAACAGCCGCAGCTTCGTTAGGTTCTGGTTATGCTGCTTATGGAGCATCAGCTACAGCTTTGGTAGGTAGCGGATTGACAGCTTCTGCTATTACTACTCAAAGTTTGATGACTGCTGCAAGCGTAGGACTTACTGTTGGTTCTGGAGTTATGTCAATGTACAATCAAAAAGCTTCATCTGATATGCAAAAAGCTAAGTTTGAAGCACAAAAACAAAGATATAAATCAGAAGAAAAATCAGCATTTATAGAAGAAAAAGCAGCAACAAACAAAAGAAAAAGAGATTACGTAGATAACTACAATAAAAAATTAGCTTTGCAATCAAGCATGGGACGTACTTTACAGTCTGGTTCAACAGATGCAATATTATCAGCAGATAGAAATGTACTTAAAAGAGACTTAGATTACATTGGATTAAGTGGATTTGAAAAAAGATTATACAATAGCCAGATGGCTCAAGAATCAGAATTGGCAAAACAAGCAGTAGATCCAACAGCTGATATGTTTGGTACAGCAGTTAGCACAGGACTAGCAACTAAATCATTATTGAAAGAGATAACATAATGGCTTTAAAAAAAGATCAACAACAAAATATATATACAAATACTATTGGTGTTAATCGTGGAGCTGGTTTTACTTCGGCAGCAAATCAATTAAGTGATACAGCTAGAACATTTGATAATATAATGGACAGGATTTCTTCTACTGAATTAAAAAGATTAAAAAAAGAAGGACTTATAAGAGGACAGAAAGTAGCAGAAACAATACCATATGTAGAAGATAGCGTAGAAATAGATGTTGGAGGAACAAAACAAAACATAACTATTTATAAAGCACCTGAAGTACCAGATTATTTAAAAGGTCAAACAGCAAGAGATACATATGAAACTGTTTTTTATGACAGATTAAAAAGAGACAATTTAAATCAATTAGATTCTATCGTAACATCTGCAATGGAATCCTCTATATCAAGTGGTTCTAGTCCAGAAGCTTTTGAATTACAAGTAGATGGAATATCTAAAGCAATATTAGATGAATACGATAAAGATTATAGAAGTGTACTAGATGTAGAGTTTCAATTATTAAAAGATAGAAAAGCTATAAGAGTAGCTGAATCTTATAACAGAAAATTAAATCAGATGAATCAAGATTCATTAGCTGACAAAGAAGAAGAATTTAATACTAGAATAATTATAGATTCATCTCAAAATAAAAAGACTGACCAAAATGAATTAGATATAGTTAATGCATATATTGACCAAACTAATAGTACTGATGTACAAAAAAATATATTAAAACAAAAAATCAAAAAACGTGCAGAAACAACATTTAAGTTTTTTAATAAATACAATAAAAATATAAGACCGAAGACAGGCATCGCAAATTACACACAAGCAAGAGATACATCTAAATTAGTAGCTTTATTAGAAGATCCCGGACTTGCACAAGTAACGTTAAATGGTGGTCAAGTGGTAACACAAGAAAGCATAGAAAGTATGCTTGGACCCAATAGACAATTTATACTTAACAATTTAAAAAAAATAAAAACTACCTATGGAACTAAAATAGATTCTAATAATAAAGAAAATATATATGCAATGTCTTTACAATCTGCATTTGAACAAAGAGATGATGGTTCAGTAAATATAAATACACCATTTATGGCATTGTCAGATACTAAAAAACTAGATACTAAAGTAGCACAATCTATTTTTGATAGTAATTATACTAGATACGCAAAGAAAAACGGAATAGATACAACCGATTTAATTATAAAAGATAGAATACAATTAGAAACTACAGGTACATTAGGTCCTGATAGGATGAATTTTATTAAAAATGATATTAGGTCAGGAAATATTAACAAACAATCTTTATCAACAATAAGTTCTATAGGTGACTATATAACAGCAAGAGGATTAGTTGGTGAATCTGGTGTTGTTGGTGGTTTAGATAATAAAGAATTAACAGAATTAGTTTTAATGAATGAAATATATAGGCAAGAAAACTTTGATGCTGATAAAACAATAGAAACATACTCAGCATATAAAAGAAAAGAAAAAGTAAATAATTTAGATGACATATTAAAAGATATAAAAAAAGGAAAACAATCTTCAGATGGTTATTTAAGAAGAAAAATAATAAATGTGTTTGAAACAAAATCTAAAATAAAAACAATGGATGCACAGCTCATATCACAAACATTATCAAGAGTTAAATATATGTTGATTAATGGAGTAAGGGTAGAATCTGATAATGGATTAGATCCTTTAATACAAAAAGCTTTAGGTATAAATTATACGACACGACCAATAGATAACTATCAATTCGGTACTAGCAGAATTACTACATCTGCAACAGCAAATGTTGTAAGCACTAACGGTATACATAATATAGTAATACATCCTTTCGAACATTACTTTGGAGTAGGTGAGCTAGATGTTGAAATGAAAATATATGAACCATCAGATATGACAGATGATAATAGGCTAAGACAAAGTTTTCAGATGGGTGTTGATGATATAATGAGACCAACATCTGCTAGAAAAGATATATCTATATACAATACTCATTTTAAAAAATTACTCAAAGGCTCAATCATAGATGATGCAATACAGTCTAAGTTACAAACTGGGAAACTAGGTGATGATATTTTTTCTAATGAACGTATTATGGTATCTCCATTAAATAGTGGATATTCAAGACCGGGTGAGCCACCTAATTATAGATTTGTTTATATAAACGATGATGGAGATGCAATGGATATACTGACACCTGCTGGTGATCCAGTCATTATTTATGCTAACGATTTAAATCAAATAAAGATGAAACATATAATGAATCTTGAAGATGAAGAATTAGAAAATGGCTAATCCATACACACCCTCTAATAAAAAAGCACAACAAACGTCTTTCTGGGAAGATACAAGAGATGTTGTTAACCATAGTTGGTATGGACAATATGTACAAAAAGAATCATTGATACCATATCATTTAAATACTGATTTAGGATTTGCATTCAAAGATGAAAATTATGACTGGAAAGAAAACAATCAAGGTTATGAAAATCAAAATGAATGGATGGCAGAGCAAAATATAATAAACCAAGAACATCATGAAGCATTAAAAACACATATAGATTTAAATAAAGAACGTGCAGAACGCATGGCAAGTACAGATAGAGTATGGGGACCAGCATTAATGGGAGCGTTATTTGACCCACTTACTTATACACCAATACCATTTACAAAAGGTATGGGATTTGTAAAAGCATTTGGTACAGGCGCAGGAGCAACAGGAGCAATGGTTGCTGGTACAGAATTTAAAAGACATGAGTTTGATCCATTAGCTACTAATGAACAAACCATAGCATACATATCATCATCTGCTTTATTTGGAGGAATATTCTCTGGAATACCAGCAATAAATAGAGCAAGGGCACAAGCTAAAACTGATGCAACAGCAAGGTTTCAAGCTAAATCTGAAAGAGAAACATTAGATTTTTATATGAAAAGCCATAACGATATTGAAGGTGGCATACCTTTAGATTTTAATATTGATGGTACTGAAATAAAAAGAGGATATACAGGTAATGTAAAAACGTATACAAAAAAAGATGGAAGCAAAATATCTTTTGATAGAGATAAAGAAATAAGAAGAACAGAAGACATATATGAATATAGTCCTGTTAAGTATTATATAAAAGATGAACAAGAATTTATAGACATAGATGAAGTATTTTTAAAAGATATGTTTGTAAAATTCAGAAATGGAGAAGCTATCAAAGGTATACCAGATGAATTGAGAACTGTAATTAAAACAGAAAATGATTTTGTAAATTTTTTTATAAAAAAAGAAATAATTAGAGAAACAGATAATACTTGGAAGATTGGTAAAAACTATGTAAATAATGAAGAACGTCTCAGCAGAGCAACAGCAGCAGAGGTTATAGAAAAAGGTTTAATGGAATATGGTGCAGAAGCAGGTAATGTTCCTATACTATCATTTTTATCAAAGCAACTAGATAATACAACTCCTTTGGGTCGTGTTAGTAAATTGTTCAAAGGTAACAATAAAGTATTTCAAAAGATAAATAAAAATATACATTTATTAGTAGGTGACTACGGAGTAAAACATAGGTTTGCTAAACGTGGTATATCTATTAATCGTTCTGTATTAGTCAATAGAGATTTAAAATGGGGACTTGCTGCAAATCAATTAAGAGTTTCATTAGATGACGCATATAATTTATATGTAACAGGTAGCAAAGGTAGAGAACCATCTGGTGCAATTGAATCAATAGCAGGTATGGTTACACCTAGTGAAATAAATATTAAAGGTGCTATGAAAGATGCTGCAATTAAACTAGATAAACTTACACACCCTAATCAGCAACTTGATACTGAAATTACTATAAGAGAATTTAGATCATTAGTTAGTAAATTACAGGCTGATGATGTTAAGTATCAACAGTTATTAGAAGATGCACCAACACCAGAGGCACGAGAGGCATTAGAAAAAGCAGTAAGGTCGATTAGACAATTTTATAAAGAGTTTGATGATGACATGGTCAAACTAGAAATGCATCCTACCAAGAAAAAAATAGAAAAATTAAAGTTAGAGAAAGAAAATAAAGTAAAAGAATTAAAAGAAAAAGGTTCAAAAGCTAAAACAGAACTTAAGAAAAAATTATATAACAGATTAGAAAACGAATACAAAAATGATGTTATAGAAGTAGATGTAATGTTAGACGAAATAAATACTATGGCACCTGCAAATGAAAATGCTCATAATTATTTCCATAGAATATGGGATGTAGAAAACATAATGAAAAAAGAACAAGCATTTAAACATAGATTATTTCAAGGATTTGAAGAATCTTTAAATTTTAAAAATATCAAACTTAAAAAAAATCAAACAACAGATGATTATATAAAAGAAAGAGTAGAAGATGCATTCGACAATATTGTAGGACATGAAGCTCCTATGATGGATAGTTTAAACGTTGTTCAATACTCAGGTAAAAAAAGAATAAGACCATTAATGCATAGAACAATAGAAGTACCTAACTCATTTTTTATGGATGTAGATGGCGTAGATTACATAATGACTGATTCACTAGAAATAGCATTTCAATATAAAAATAATATGGGTACAGCAATAGAAATGACTAGAGAGTTTGGAGACAGAAATGGATTAAAACTTAGACGTGATATTGAAGAAACTATAATAGATGAAATTGATTTAAAAGATGAAGGTGGTTTAGTTAAAGGTACAGTAACAGAATTAAAAAGAAAAGTTACTGGTAAAGGTCCAGATACATTAGGTGATATGAATACAATTTTAAACACATTTGAAGATGTAACGATGCAAATGTATGGACTAAATAACACTATAGATCCATCGTCTCTTAATAAAAGATTTGTAGAGGGTTTAAGAAATTTAACAAACTTAAACACTATGGGTTCTGTATTACCAACATCTCTTACAGAAATAGCTAGACCAGTAGTAGTTCATGGATTTAAAAGAGTAGGTTTAATGGGTAGAGGTGGTGATTTAGGTAGGTCATTTAATACTTTATCTACAGAAATGCAATTGCAATTAAAAGAACAAGCTAGTTGGTTTTATACACATGTAGAGTTACAAACACAAGGCGGGTATATGGAAAGGTGGGTTGCAAATGATTTAGGTGCAACATCACAAGTTGGTATATTTAGTGGTTTAAGTAAGGCATTACGTAATGTACAAAAACCTTTTTATTATATTAATGGGCTTACACCTTACACAATAGGTATGAAAAAGTTTTCTGCTGGGATTTCTGTACATAGATTTATAGAAGATTCTATTTCTTTAGCATCAGGAAAATTAAATAAATCTGATGCAGAAAGATTAGCAAGTCATGGTATTGATAAAAGAACTGCTAATATGATTAAAAAACTACATGATGATGGTGTTATTGAAACAGTATCTAAAGAGGGCAGGATGCCACTGTATCTAGCAAATGCTGGCATGTGGAGTAAAACAAAAGGTGGTAGAGAAGCAGCAAGAATACTTAGAATGGCAGTTAGATCCGATGTTGATAGAACAATTGTTACACCAAACTTAGGCGACAAGTTTAATATGATGCATGGCGTAATAAGAATTAATAATGAAAGAGTTGCAAAGTTTCTTACAAGTAGTAAAACTGCTAGATATTTTGCAAAAGCAATGGGTGGTGGACAATTTGTAAAAACAGGTAGAGGTGCGAAATTTGAAAATGCATATCTAACTATGCCTTTACAGTTTTATTCATGGGTAGTTGCAGCACAAAGAAAACTGCTTATGTCAGGACTTGCAGGTAGAGACAAAGCTTTAATTTCGGGCAGTATGTATGCCATGTTATGGGCTGATTTTGGAAATAAATTAAAAAATCCGTATCATTACGATAAAGATTACGATGAAAGACTGCTTTTAGCTTTTGAAAACTCTGGAGTTGCAGCTGGTTTTAGTGATATAAATAGACTTATAGAAACTATTTCTGGTGCAGAAGCAGGAATTAGACCATTAACAGGGATGGAACAGCCTTATGGGGAACCAGAGGAATATGACCAGTATAAACCATTTCTTGGTGCTGCTCTTGGCAATGTGCTAGAATTAACTGAAGCATTTAAAGGAGGTACAGAGTACGATCAAAAATATGCAATAAGGAGAATGATACCATTACAGAATTTATGGTACTTCAAAATGCTAACAAGAGCATTGACAGATGAAGCACATCCATATGATTTTATGATTGAACCTGCACTAGATATAGAAAGATGACAATTGTAACAGCAAAGAACACGCCTAGAGTTAGCTATACAGCTACATCTAATCAGACTGCGTTTACTATTCCATTTGAGTTTTTTAGCACAAGTGATATAAAAGTATATAATGGCACAAGTTTATTAACGCTTAACGCTGCTCCATCTAGTGCATCACAATTTTCAGTAACTGGTACAGCATCTGCAAGTGACAGTGCTTATGAGTTTGGTGCTGGAGGTACTGTTACTCTTGGTAGTACTGGGGCTAGTGTTGGCGACATTATTACTATTATTAGAGATATTGCAATAGAAAGAACATCGGACTTTCCAACAACTGGCTCATTTGATATAACCTCACTTAACACAGATTTAGACAAAGTATATGCAAAATTAGCTGATAGTGACCAACAGTCAGATAGATCAGTTAAATTATTAGATACAGATTCTATTGCAGCGACAGTAACATTACCGGCAAAAGCTACCAGAGCATCTAAGGTGTTTACATTTGATAGTGATGGCAATGT